AAAGGACCTGACAAAATGGAATCATCACCAAAAATAGCGAGTTGGTTTCTGCGATCAAAGGGTTCATCGTAGAGCCAGTACCAAATTTGGCGATGTTCAGCATCGTTTGCGTTGGAATTGAAAACAGATGTACGTTCTCCTCCGGAGGGCATGGAGTGGAGAAAAACGATCTTATCTTCAATTAAAACGCCGGGCATGAGAGTGGACACATACACGGCCTTAACGCAATTATAGAATGCTTTTTCGAATGGAACATTCATATCAAGAGCAAAGAAAGATTTGAAACGGAGAACATATTTGGCGAAATAGTGGACTTGAAAACGGAGATCCCAACCAGAAACATCATGAAGAACGAACTTAGATTCGTTAGGACATTTAGAGTTGAGACGTTTGTAGAGAGATCCCCATTGATGGGAAAAAGGGTTAATACCGAGCTGAATGGAGACATTGAGGTCAGACTCCAATTGATCGGTATAATAACCCATTACTGAACGGCAGAAAAACATGTGGGCAAGTTGTCCTGCATTGATGTAACGGGAGTATTCTTTACTGACTCGGTCAATAGGTCGAAGTTCATCTTTAAGGAAGAACGTGAAAAGAGCAAGAGGGGTCATGCCAATTCGGGACCAATGATGGAACCAATAAAAGTGTCTTTGAACATCGGGGTGAATCCAAAGACCGGGTTTGTCTTCATCAGAAAAGAATGAAACGTCAGGGACAGACGAAGCAATAGACGAATCAAAATACCATTGGGGAACATGGATATTTGAAACAGGAGAATCGCGTTTTATCAAACTTTTCTTAGGAATAGAATACATATTGTAGGGGGCGCCAGATGCTTTAGTGAGATCAGTGCTATGGATACGAGTGGCAGGAATGCCGTTTACGCATTGCTCAAGGGAAAGGAATCTTATGCAGAATCTTTTGGTCATGTGTTTGGGAAAGGAACCATCAAACACACGATCATCAGAAAATACAGTGGAATCGTAGTAGGTGACTTTTCCGTTGAGCTTGCGAAGAGCAAGCATTTTAGCATTTTTCGATAGAGAAGCAGGGGCGTCATCAGGGGGGAACGGTGGTGGGTGATTAGGAATACCTTTTGAAACAACAGTTTCAATCAAAGAAGTGTGAGGGGAAGAGGTCGCTTTCCTGTCAATTTCGAAGTGTACTTTTAAACCTAGGTGAGAGGATAGAACAGGGTCATATCGGATGGGAGCCATCTCACTATGGTAAAGTACTTCTGGTGGGGGATTGGCAGAAATTAAATCTCTAGTGACAGGTTCGAACGCAAGTTCGATGTCATAAAGATCTTCTTTAGTAAACGGGGCGAAGGTACAAGTGGAAGTGGTGGAATCGGAGGCAACATGAAAACCAAGAACGCGGAATTGATGGGAGGACTGGAGAGGGACATATGGTGACATACATGTACCAGCTCCTCCTTGGAGACCGCGAACATTGAAATAATCATAGAGTTCTACGAGATCAGTTTTGATAACGGATTTGTCAGACGACAATCCGAACAGTTGAGGGGTGTGCATAGTGGAACATCTAGAAATAGAAGTCGTTCCTTCATCTGTATCGAAACCTAATCGTTGAACGCCATGATAATTTTGGAACAAGCCAAGATCATTGTCGGAAGGGAGCAAACGAGAAATGTCTTTCTTCATGAAACGAATTCCAGGAACATAAATTGCAGTGAGATCGCGGCGAGCGAGACGTTTCCCGACTTTGGAGTCGAGATCGTTAAGGAGAATGCAATCGCTCCAGTTAACAGTTTCAATGGCTGTGTTTCCAGGTTTGTGAGTTGGGTAGAGGGTGATAGTTGCATAAGGGGCCTTAGCAAGATAGTGAGTTGGAAGAATCATGATATTAGAATTGACGAACATAACAAAATTAGAGTGGGGGAAAACTCCAGAAGCAGTGACTTTATTAAAGTCAACAAGATACATATTAGCCATAAGCCGAGGGGCAGCTTGAGGCAAATCTGTTGAATGGTTGCTTTTGAAATTCTTCTTATTTTGTTGACGAATGTGAGAAATAACGGTGGTCTGTCGATTTGTGAGTTCGACATCGCCAGAATCAGAGGCAAATTCTTCTTGTTCAGGTGAAAGAACTCCTAGGGCTTTGAGGCCTAAGAAAACTAATTGGATAGCTCCAAGAACTGTGTAACAAACGGCGGC